AGCTGCTGCCGTTATAGATATAAACCCATCAAGAGCTTGGTCTATAAGATCCATATTAGTATTAACCATAGTACCCCAAGTACCTGACTTGTCTCCTGTGGCTGGTTTCTCTATACCGTTAAAAGTTGTGTATGTACTTGTCATCTGCTTATCCTTATGCTGCTATGTCTTCCCAAGAAGGTGTTTGGCTAGGTGAAACTCCAGACCAACTTGGGGATTGACTAGGCGTTATTGCACTATAACTCGGAGTTTGATCTGGAACAACCTCTGCCCAAGCATTTGTGCTTACAGAACCAACTGCTCCTGTTGCTGCTAATCCTGTAACCGAAATACTTGATACTGTATCTATTGTAACTGAACCTACATTTCCTGTAGCAGCTATCCCTGTAACTGAAACATCTGGAGCAAGAGAAATAGTGACTGAACCAACATTACCTGTGGATTCAGTTGTGAAATTATCATTATTCCAACTTCCACCACCCCATGTACTTCTGCTCCAACCTCCAAATGCGGCTACTACATCTGCCATTATGCAATCCTTATAATTGCGTTACTAGCATCTGCCGTAGGGAACACAATCGTAAAATCGCCACTGCTAGAACTTTTGTCACTACCAAAATCTAAAATAATAATAGAAGGATTACTGACTGAAAGTGAAGTTGTATTTGGTGTACTGTTATATATTAAAGCTCCACGAGCAGTAATAGTAGAAGAACTCCAAGTTGAGTCACTAAAATCGGTTAAAGCTGTAGTTCCCGAAACAGTAGGATCTACTTTTGTTAAAGTGTTACCACCAGAACTGTAGTTTGTTCCACTTGCTTCATTTGTAGCTGTATACGCTGTTGTAGCCGCATTGAAAGAAGCACTATTTGTATATAATGCTATTTTCATAGTGTCACCTTTAAAATCATGAACTCCGTATAGAAGTTCTTTTTTAAAAGTTGTACACATAAAGTTTCCGCTAAAAGCCATTTATAATCTCCTTATAAATTCAGCTAGTTCAGAATGACCACTTTTAACCAGCTCATTATATATTGTTGTCCTATCACTTTTTATAGCCTGTTTCATATAAAATGAAAGCAAACGTGTTATGTTTTCTTTAAATTCTATAGCTTGATCTCGTATAACAGGGTGAGAATCTTGAGAAACTGAAACAATCTTATCGGCACATATTTTAGCTATTTCTTCTGGCGTCATACCCCTATTTTGTGTTGTATGCACATTAACACTAAAATCAGTTGAACCATTTGCAGGTATACTTTCCATCATTGTTTCTGCCTCACAATCATACCAGATCTATATTGATCTGTTACTTCTTTAGCTTCTCCAAAGTTTTTAAGAGCTAGTATTGCTTCTTCAAACCTTTGTCCATATAACTGTTGGATATCAGCTTCACCTTTCATAAAGGTATAGGCTTCTACTAAACTACCATAAAGCAAAGTGTTCGGGGCATTTGTACCAAGCCAAGAACTACCATCACCACTTGTTGTTATGCTTGTCGGTCTATAAAAATAATGAAGCTCTGCTGTATACGCCCCATCTGGAGTTGGTCCTAAAATTAAATTGTCATTATCAAAAATTGCGTAATAACGGGGTACACCTGTGGTTGCAGGATTTGGGTTAAATGACTGCACAAAATTAACATCTTTTAAATCTAAAAAAACGTGTTCTGAAGAACTTATTACACTAAGAGAAAAAGGAGTTAAGAAATCAGAAGGTAACGCAAGATATTTGTTTGCATTTGTTGTTGAACCAGATGAGTTTTTGCGAAACAAAGATAACTGTACGTTTTTTAAAATACGCTCTTCTGCTGATACTATAAATGTTGAAAGATTATTTGTAAAAGTAGTTTCGCTATTATCTGTATAATCTTGTATCGCAGTTTTTAAAGTTGTGAATGTAAAACTCATGATATAGTTACTCCTACAATCCCAATTTGTGTAACACATTGAGTTGATGAATTTTCAAACAAAGGGAAAGAATCTTGACCAACAGGAACTTGTAAAGGTTCTTCTCTATCAGGTCTTGGTTGGTACAAAGATTGTGGTTCAAAAGGAGGTGGGGGCGGATCTAATTGCGGCTGCTTTTTTTCGTACTCAGATATATGAACAACTGTTCCGTCCCATTCCGTAACTCTCTCAGAGTACGGAAACTGCATACCACTACGGTCAGATATAAATTTTGCGTGTTTTCCTGATGAATATTTTGTCATGATATAAACGAATAATAATCTCTGCTAGGGGTTAAACTCAAACTTGCTCTATCTCTATCTTCTGCGGCTGCTCTTTCAAATTCTTCTTCATAAACTGCCTTTAAAACTTGTATACGGTCTGGAGCTCTTTTCATTGAAATATAATATGCCAATCCTGCTGTTAAACAAGGATAAAACCTAAATGGTACTTCAGGGTTATTGGTAAAAGTATCTGCGTCATCCATTCTTACAAGTCTATCAAAAACAAGTGTGTAAGTGTTATTGTTTGGAGTAGGCCAGAGCTTTATTACAGGTGTTATAATTCTATCCACATAAAATTGCGTAGGTCTAGCTTCTGTGCGTTTGTTTGGTATGTTAATGTATTGATCACGACTTACCCGTGTAATACTCATATCTGACTGTGTGGAAGTTCCACCATTGGTACGAATTACTGCCGAAAGTACATCTATACTTGATTGTATATTTTCAAACGATACAGCACTACTCACAGTCGTGGTTGCTCCGCTTGTACTACCTGTTATAGTTTCACCAGAACTAAACGTGCCTGATGGTGTAGTAATAGCTAAACTTGTGCCAGAGGGTTTACTTGTGATAAATGCAGTTGCATTACTTGTTCCGCCTGTAATAGTTTCCGACACAGAAAATGAAGCAGTAGCCCCTACCGTCATAGTTAATGTACCAAGAGGATAATCAGCAATACCGTCTGCCAACGTAAGTGTGTCCTGAGAAATTGTCCAACGATTTAAGCCACGATTTGCCCAATCAGCAAAAAGCAAGTTTAAAGAACGTTTGGCTGTTTTCAAGTCGTAGCCTGTACGCACCTCAAAACCACACCGTTCAAAAGCCTCTTCTATATAATCAGCAACATCAGGCTGAAAATCTTTGGAACCAGAGGTTGCCATCTATTTTCTCCTAACAGCTCCGCCTTTAGCGTAACCTTTTTTCTTTTTCATAACCGCTCCACCTTTAGCGTAGCCTTTTTTCTTTTTCATGGCAGCTCCACCGCCCATCATTTTCTTTCTTTTCATTTTAATCCTCCGAATAAAGGTTATCAAAAGTTACGTTAGGATCCATATAGCTATCGTCACATTCTGCTGTATGTATCCACTGACTCGGTTTAAAATCGGGAGCACCTGTTCCTGTCTCCCAGAGGGCAGGGCTTGTTGCTCTTACACGATTGTTTGGTAATGCAACAATATTCCCTGTGTACTTACCTGCATCTGTCAACTCCAACACATGACTTTGTTTGTGTTGGGCTGGATCATCTGCAATTTCGTTACCCGTATAATCAACAGTGAACAAATACCGACCAGTATGAAACTCACCATCAATCTTACATAACCACGGACTAGAACTTACCCTATCAAATTTTACTACGGAATGATAGTGCGAACTGCAATCCCAAGGTTGAGCAAGGTGTACTGGCATTCTTTCAGGCCACTCCTTTAACGGAGTATCTGCAACTAAAGCAGTAATTGGTAATCTTGCCCACATAGCTCCACCATGTAAATTTTCAGTTTCTTCTATATCACTCTCGCACCCTGTAAACACAACTTGAAAACTCAAACATCTATCTGGTACTGTGTTCACAGCTACAACTAAACAATGTAAGTATTCTCCTTGATAAAGTTCATGATTATGTGTAAATTCTTTCCTAACCCAACATTTAAAATACGGTATATTACTTACTAAATAAGGCATTATGTTTTGCCATAGAACCTCACAACAGTTGCTCTAACCCTGAAGCTACAATTATTATAATAAATATACCCCAAAGTTTTGTATCAAACCTATCTAGGGATTTTTCAATCTTATCGTATCGAACATTACACTGGTGTTCATGTTTTTCCAAAAGTTTTAATACTTCTTCGGTTTTCATGAATCACCTAGTTGTAAAATGCGGTTAAAGAAGATAAATGAGTTTGGGTATATACAACATAACCTCCCCCACTAAACCTTAAACCTTCGCCTCCAATATCAGGATAAGCGTTAGTGTTAGCACCAGCTATTGTGTTGAATTTCATTCTGTTAGAACCTGTTGCAGAACCTTCGTTAAGCGAGATAGTTCCTGCTGAACCTGTATTAACAAAATAAAAATTACGAAGTCTTAAGCTACCCCTAAATATAGGAGCGGCAATAGCTGTGCCAGAACCTGCTTCTACGTTTCCTGCACTTGCACCAGATGCGGCAATTTGTGAAACAGTAGCAAAATATTTAGAGCCTGTCGCAACTCCTGTATCCGCTCCTGTTATGACTTCAGTTTGAGCTGTGCCAGTTTCATCTGTGCCAGTAACGGTGAAAGTATCACCACTATCGTCACCAGCAGAGGTAATAATAATATTACGAGGCTGGTCAAAAGTAACAGAACCTCCGTCAGCTAACGCACCATTGATGGTGAGATTACCTGCACCAGACAGGGTAGCTGCCGTTGATATCCCATTATCATCGGAAGCTGCTGCCTCAATAAATGTGGATTGTACATCTGAACCCGACATACACCCTCCTTCCTATTCTTTGATCTCGCCTCTTAGAACCATTGCTTTATGCTCGGAACTTCCTACTGGAGGAAGTTCCTTTTTTGAGCTTTTTGCAGTAGTTTTAGAAACCGATTTCTTTGTTACAGTTTTCTTAGCTGTTGTCATTTGCTACCCCTATCTATCTTGAGCTGCAAATAAATAATCAACAGAAGAGGTTTTGGTTCCACTGGTATCACCAGAAAGTTCCATAGCTCCAACAGTTAAGTTTTCGTCATCAGGAATATTAGTAGTATGCGTAGCTACTAATGCTCTGTTTACATAAAATTCAACCATTGCACTGCTTCTGTTTTTACCAGAAACTTTAAAACCTAAAGTAACAAAAGTATCGTCAGCAAGATCATAAGTAGAACTTAGAGATGTTGCTGTTTCTGTACCATCTTTTTCGGTGATAACCTGTAAAGTGGCTGCTCCATCGTCAGATTCAAAAACAATTCTGTCGGCTGCTGCTAACATATTTTCTGGATTTGTCGCAAAATTCACTGTTAAACCGATACAAAAGTCCATTTGGTCAGCGTCAGAAACTTTACATTTAGTTTCAAACCAAATGTCTCTGCCAGTTGAGCCTGTAGCAACTGCAAATATTTCATTGCCTTGTACGGAAGCACCGTCGTTATCAGTAGTTGCTGTAGAAGAAAGTAATAAAGCTCCACTTTCAACGTCTGCTGCTATTGCTGCTGACGCTCCACTATCTTTTACAACTGTCCAATCGTTTGTGTTGTCTAAAGCAACACCAGTAAAATCGTCCCATGTAACAACATAATCTGGGTTTTTATCTATAGGTAGGTTTTCGAACCATTTGCGAGGTTGATCTTTTCCTGCGAACAAAATTGGTCCCGTAAAATGTACTGCCATGTTAATCTCCTGTCGTGGCAAATGTCAACCGCACCATGCAGTTGTCAGGAAATTAAACTTTACACAAAAAAGAAAGGAGGCACAAGGCCTCCTTTCTAATTGTTGCTGATTTTTGTACTAAAGCAATTAAGCTCCAGGAGAACCAAATACGCAACGGGGGTCTGAAACACCAAAGCTATAACGCTCACGAGCCTTGTAGCGAACATTTCCAGTTTCGAAATCACCTTCCATAGAAGTACGGATAGGAGCACGAACAAAATGTTTAAAGCCATTAGGTGCGTCTGTTTTGATAAAGAATGCGTCTGTATCTGTTAAGAAATGGTTAATTACATAACCATCAGGCAACATTCCCATGCTACGAGTAGCATTAATATCATTATCAGCAGTTCCAGGACGTAGGTTTGAAGCCATAAGTCTTTCCGCTACAAATTGTAGAGCTGGCGGAATAACTAATTTTTTGCCTTGTAGGGCAATTTTCAAACCACGTTCATCAATAAACGCTGCAATGTCAATTAGAGACTGTTCAAGCGAAGTTTCGTTCAAATCAGCTGAAGTTGACAATTCGTTACGAAGACTTCCACCACCTGTAGTTGGATGGTCTGTAGCACAAAGCTCTTTTCCATCGCCAAAAGTGTATGAACTATCAAACGCATTGTTCAAAATATTTGCTGCTTTGACCTGCTTCGTGTTCGCCATTGAACGAGCTAGAGCTCTTGTGTAACGAGAACTTAGGCGGTCATAGAGGTTATCCTCTACAGCTTCCTCAGTAATCGAAAATGCTAGAGCAATAGTTTCGTGTGTGTAGCGAGCAGTGTA